TACTTCTATTGGTAACCAGCCACCTGCTCCAAAGAAGGGCACGAGTAATGTAGACTTTATGACAAAAGAATTACCACCATTAATATTTAAATTTGTTGATTGGTTATTATATGAAAAGATAGACGGTAAAGAAATGAAGACACATAAACAAATTGTTGATTATTTAAATGAATATAATAAATCAGCAGGACATAGAAAGTTTAACTTTCAATATGCAGCATTCTCTATGGACTGTTCAGATTATTTTCCTACAGCAGTAGATCCAGATTCACATACATACTTAGGCAACAACGCTGTTCGTTGTTTAAAGAAGTTATCGTCTGGATATAGTCATGATGAGTTCATGAATATATTAAGAGAACGCACAGGCGGAAGACCAAAAGATCTTGAAGATGTTATGTGTGACTTCGTAAGGTTTGGTCAGAATTATGTACCAAGAGGTAATGGTACATTTGACCATATTCCTAGTACTATAACTAATAACAGCGGATGGGTATCTGGTTGGAAGCAAAGACAAGGTACACCACCGGATACTAATACACTACCAATATAATGCCACATAATAATCACGTAGAAGATGGTTTCAATATCGATGTCGGTATGATGCAACCTGAAGAAGCAAAAGAATATTACTTAGATCTTGCACAGTTCTGGACTGATCCTAATCCAGCTCCACGTATTGTTGAGCATGAAGGTATTCGGGTTGTAAGAGATGATGACTTAGTTGGATCTAAAGTTCGTGGTGGAGATTGTCTTATTAGTTCTCTTCCAAAGCATATTGACACAATAGTTTATGTGCAACCAAGGACTGGTTTAGCTGGTGTAAGTATATTAGATGTAGCAAAGAGACATAATAAAGCAGTAAGATTATTCATGCCATCATCTAAAAAGATTTCACATCATCAAGCATGTTGTATAGAACAAGGAGCAGAAGCATCCTTCCATCGTATTGCAGCCATGCCTAATCTAAATAAGATAGCAAAGGAATGGGCTGATCAGAAAGAAAATGCATTCTTTGTACCATTAGGATTAAAACATAGAATGGTTACAGCAGGAATGGTTAAAGTTGCATCACAAATAAAAGAACCTGATGTAGTTTATGTTGCTACCTCAACAGGAGTATTAACACGTTCATTACAGATTGCTTGGCCAAATGCAGAGTTTGTCTCTGTTGCTGTAAGTAGAAACATGAAGGCTGGTGAATTAGGTAGAGCAAGAGTTATATCTGAGAAAAAAGCTTTCACGGCTCATGAGAGTAAAGAGAACTTACCACCATTTCCAAACATAGATACTTACGATGGTAAGGTATGGAAATATATTCCTAAGCATTCTGATAAAGATATATTATTTTGGAATGTAGGTAAAGAACCAGAATTACAAGATGATACATTATATGAAACAACTGATAGCTATAGAAAATGGGATAAAGATTTATGATTACAGGAACATTTAATAAGATACCACGTAAGAAGAACAGCCATGGATATGGTTGGGCACGTACATGGGCAGAGAACTTAAAGGTAGGTATTAACCACGATGCTGATCCAGTTGAGATATTATACTTAGACCATGGTGTAAACTTTGGTGGTGGTCTTAATCTATTCGGTGGATTTGATGAGAAGCTTAAACAAAGAGTAGATAATTTTTTAGCAGCTGATAAGGTTTATTCACTTGATATAGATATGCCAGAATATGGTAACATGTTAGCCAAGAGAAAAGATGTAGAGGATAAAGCGTGGTGTGCTCGTGTTCAACAGAAATGCGACAATGCACAAACATTACTATCCACTGATCTTGACACACAATGGTTGACAATAGGTGATTCTCATACAGCAGCGTTTGCCCCACCAGGAAGTATGGTGATTAAGACTAATGGTCTTACACTAAACGGCCAAATCAAATCTAACTTTCAATACGTAACAGATCATATAGCTAAGTGCAATAACCTACAAGGTATCACATTAAGCTTTGGTAATATAGATGTGAGACATCACTTATGCAGATTACATATTGATCCAAGAGATATGTGGATAGATCTAAAAAGGTTTGGTGATAGCTTGCCAATTCCAGTAGAATATTCTGTTCCATGGCCTATAGAGTTTGAAGGCAGAAGATTACCAAAGACTGGTTACTATAAAGGTCAACCATTTTGGGGATCATACTATGAAAGATCACAAATGCTTGAAAGAATCTTTGAGACTATGGATATGATTAGTATGAATAGAATCATGTATCCAATGGAATGGTTAAAGATGAATCCAGAAGAATTTGCTAAAACTAAAATGGAAGGTACAAGCTCAGTACACATATCACCAGAAGTATATAGACGAAAAGATTTCGGTCAGCAGTATGTACTTCCGATATAACTGTGATATAATATACATATCAATTAACTATTAGAGGAGAACTATTATCGGTATAATGGACAAATTACAGAAGAACTCACGTATCAAAGAGTCTTCGCAACTTGACAAAAGCAAGTTGTTTTCTGATAAGGACATGGTTCCAACACCTGTCCCAATGATTAACGTTGCACTATCAGGTGACCCAGACGGTGGTCTGAGTTCAGGTTTAACAGTATTGGCAGGACCATCGAAGCATTTTAAGACTTCTTTTGCCTTGTTAATGGCAGCAGCTTACTTAGATAAGTATGACGATGCTGTTTTGTTATTCTATGATTCAGAGTTTGGTAGCCCGCAACAATACTTTAAGTCGTTTGGTATAGACACTTCGAGAGTTCTACATAGCCCCATTACTAATGTAGAAGAACTGAAGTTTGATCTAATATCCCAGTTAGAGAATATCGAACGCAAAGATAGAGTCATTATTATAATTGATTCTATCGGTAACCTAGCTTCTAAAAAGGAGCTGGAAGATGCTATGAATGAAAAGTCAGTAGCAGATATGTCGAGAGCGAAAGCCCTCAAAGGTCTATTTAGGATGACAACACCCTATCTAACAATGCGCGACATACCGTTGTTAGCAGTCAACCATACATATCAAGAAATCGGCTTATTCCCTAAAGCAGTCGTTTCCGGTGGTACAGGTATATACTACTCCTCAGATAATATCTGGATCATCGGACGTCAGCAAGAGAAGAAGGGAACAGAAATTTTAGGATATAACTTTGTAATCAATGTAGAAAAGTCAAGGTTTGTCCGTGAGAAGTCTAAGATTCCTATTGCAGTTACATGGGAAGGTGGTATTGAAACCTACTCAGGTCTATTAGATGTTGCATTAGAAGGTGGATATGTTGCTAAGCCTACAATTGGTTGGTACTCAAAGGTTGATAAAACCACTGGTGAGATAGAAGATAAAAAGGTTCGTGTTGCTGAAACACTTAAGGAATCTTTCTGGACACCTATCTTTGCTAACACAGACTTTAAACAATATCTTAAAGATAAATATGAAGTAGGTCATGCCGAAATGATTAAATCAAACCCTGAAGATTTGGATATTTAATGCAGATAGAAACATTAATCTTACGTAACCTAATGTTGAATGAGGATTACACCAGAACGGTGATTCCTCATTTGAAAACTATATACTTTGAGAATCCATATAGAGATGTCTTTAATGAGATTGTTGGCTTCGTGAATAAGTTTAATAAGTTACCAAGTGCTGATGCGTTGAGTATTGAATTAAGGAATAATCCTAAGATAGGATCTGATTCATTAGCTCTTATACCTGAAATCAGTAAGGCAGATACAGAACAAACCCAAGAGTGGTTAGTTGATAAGACTGAGAAGTGGTGTCAAGACAGAGCAATCTACTTGGCAATCATGGATTCAATTAATATTATTGAAGGTAAGCATGAGACATATGACAAGAATGCATTGCCTACAATACTCAGTGAAGCCTTAGGTGTAAACTTTGATATGAGAGTTGGTCACGATTATGTTGATGACTCTGATGGTCGTTATGATTTCTATCATAGGCAAGAAGAACACTTACCATTTGACTTAGAAAAGTTTAACGCAATCACTAAAGGTGGTCTTGTGAAGAAGTCACTTAATGTTGCTTTGGCTGGTACAGGTGTTGGTAAGTCATTGTTTATGTGTCATGTTGCCGCTGGTGCTTTAACACAGATGAAAAATGTGTTATATATAACTATGGAAATGGCAGAAGAAAGAATAGCTGAACGTATTGATGCTAATCTTATGAATGTGCCTATTGACCAGTTAGAGAATCTATCAAAAGATATGTTCGATAAGAAGATGCATAAGCTTACAGACAAAGGTGTAGGTAAACTTATTGTAAAGGAATATCCTACAGGTGCAGCAAGTGCTATCCACTTTAGGGCATTACTTAAAGAATTAAAGATCAAACGTGATTTCACACCTGATCTTATTTGTATAGACTATTTAAATATATGTTCAAGTGCACGTATGAAATCTATGGGTGGATCGATCAACTCATATATTATGGTCAAAGCAATTGCAGAAGAATTGCGTGGTTTGGCAGTAGAGTATAACTTACCTATTGTTACAGCCACACAAACTACACGGTCAGGTTTTGCATCGTCTGATGTAGGACTAGAAGATACAAGTGAATCATTTGGTTTACCAGCTACGGCAGACTTAATGTTTGCACTTATATCTACCGAAGAACTTGAAGCTATGAATCAAATCATGGTAAAACAATTAAAGAATAGGTATAATGATCCTACAGGTGCAAACAAGAAGTTTGTACTTGGCATTGACAGGGCTAAGATGAGACTGTATGATGTAGAGGATACGGCCCAAACTCTGAATGTAAGAGATGAGCCGGTTAAAGTTTCACCTAGATATGACACAATAGGGGAG